CTTCACTCAAGAAGTTTATCGAATCCAATTCTATTGTCTCCAGAAATTCATCATAGAATGTTAATCTCACCATGGATCTGCCCATCTCTCCAGACCAAATACCTCTTCCGACATACAATCCCAATTCTTCATCAAATTCTTGCGGTTGAGTGTACCTTCCTATGGTTCCAAGTTTGTGTGCACTTACAGCTTTTTGCAGCTCAATTGGACTCTGATCTTTTGCATAATTCTTCATAATAATCAGAGCTCTGGTTTTATTACTGTGAACTCGGAGAGGACTCCTATCGTCTTTTATGGTTTGTTTGAGAATCTCTCGACACAACGAGTCGATTTTTCGATCAGTTAGAACTCCTTCTTTAATTAGAGACAATCTATAAAGAGCACTTTTACAATCTTCTATCTCTCTTTTAAATAAAATTCCTGATCCTGTCTGCTTCTTTGACATAGACATATTTTGCCAAAATAGATTTTTAACTAAACCAAAGAATGACACTTCTCCCTCTCTTCCTACTTCTGATGATGTTATGAACAGTCTTCGCCCTCTGGTGTTCAATTTCTCTAGGAGATTTCTAAGCTCTAAAGCGTTCGAGAAATTGAGAACCCTCATAGTTTCTTCATGTGAATCTTTCAACCAGCCATGCTTATTTTTAACATCTTCCCAATAGAGATCCAAGTATTTTCTCGAAGCTGACAAGTGTCCTACACCAAACCACTTATATCCACATATCTGTGGCAAAGTGAAGATGTCTCTACCAGGCTTCTCGTAGATGGGTACAGAACTGCGTGCTCCTAAACGGTGAGGCTTCACAATTAATGTTGCATATCTTAACTCTAAAATTTCTTTTTGTCTTTCTAAGTAATCCACAGCCATTGGGAAAAGACTGATTCTATCCTCATTTGTCAATTCCTCACCATCTTTAGAAATTTCCTCACAAATTTTTAACAACTTCAATAAACTGTGTTTGGTTCTTCGAGTTCTGTAATTTTCTCCTATTTGATGAGTTCTAATAACTTTTGATCTTGCCAATTTGTCAATGTTGGCCTCATTTATGGCCTCACTGACTGATTCTATTTCTGTCAAGAAGTTCCATCCTGTTGATAGAGCTAAAACTTGTCTAGTAGGGATGAAAACTGAAGAATTAATCATGTCTAAGATAGAGCGAGATTTAGATAGTGATGCTGTGACCCCAGGTGATGCTAAAATTGACATTAGTTTAGACCTCGATTCCTTGAAACTGATACTTGACCTGTAGAGCATCTCTGGATTGTCATTTAATTCTGATCTCCATAATCCTTTGGCATCCAGGTTAGTGAGAATAGTAGTAGCCTTTCTCCTTTGACCATAAAATATAGAAACTCCTCTGATCAATTTTCCTAACCTGAGCCTTGTGGGATCATAGGTCTCCTCAATTTTATCAGATAGTGCAGCCATCTCAGAATTTAAATCTTCAATCTCTTTCTGAATATTTGATTGCCTCTCTTTCAGTTTTACATCCTCAACTCTTTCTTCTTCATCCATCTCATCAGCCCAAGATGTAAATCTATTCTCAGGTTGCACAGATGCAGCCACATTTCTTAACTGCTCTTCAATATCATGATGTTCTCTAAGAAGTTCCATTATTTTAACTTGAACTTTATCTTTGTTTTCACTTAATTCTAATATCTCTGGACTTTTGTCTTTATCATCAATGACATTTTTCATGGTCATCCACTTTTTATAAATTCTATTTAATCTAATTGATGATTGACTTGCACTAAAGGCATTGAATCCATGTCCAAGAACTCCAGTGCACACTGATGGGTCTAGTAAGAAGAATCCAAGAAATGGTGCAGGCACCTGTAGGTAGAGTTTCTTAATCAAGGGGAAAACTTCACTGGTCTGAAGACCAAGGAGCCTATAATTCAGAGAAGCTTGGAGCCTTTGTATCAGAGCACATTCTAGCAAATTGGATCCTCCTTCCAGGCATTGGTTCACCAAGTTATTCAACTGTTCTTGTCTTTCCATTAGATTCTCAACTAGCTCTAATGCAAATGCTGTATACACCCAGCGATTTGTTGGTCGGTACCAAGATCTCCCGCAGAAGAATTCTGAATTAAATTCCAACATTCCTACTAAATTGTCAGTGGTTTTCTGTGATGGAATGATTCCCACTGCTAATCCCACTTCATCTTTCATGAATAACAATATGGCAGCAAATAATAAGAATCTTGATGACTCTTCATCATTTTTTGGAGAGTAGCTGATCATTATGGATGAATCGTCAGAAGATTGTTGAATTGCAGTTATCACTCTCATCTTGAGTTTGTTTTTGAAAAAAGTTGTTATGTAATCTTGCATAAACTCTTGAACTATGGTGTGCAACACTGATGATGTGAAATGCAAAATCCCTTGCATCATCCCACTTCTTGTTTTGATGAATCTTTGGGATCTCCCAAACCATTCCGATTGCTTGTGGCCATGATAAATCTGTGACATCTCCTTGAGAAGATCATCAAAGATCTCTTCAGCTGGAGTGGTTTGAATTATTATGAGTAGTTCATCTGGCAATAACATTCCTTTCTTTGTGAATAATGCTAGAGTTCGAAATAAAAATGGATGAAAGTTCTTTGGTAACATTCTTGACAACATTAAATAAAACTTTTTTACATCATGCACCTGATTCCACTTCGCAGCATCAGCAGCTTTGTTGATGTTTATGATTCTTTCGGCAAAAGCCTCTCTAACTTGCTTACCATGCTGCAAAGGAATTTCATATTTATTTTTTGGATGTGACATTATCTCACTTGGGGAAAAGCTGCAAATTTTTCTAGCAATAGTTTCAACAAAAAACTGCACAACTCTAAAAGCTATTTCCATCACATAAATTTCTCTTAGTCCTCCATGTTGTTCTTTTTTGAACAAACAAATGTGAACAACATCACTACTCTCTAAGGCTTCGAGACAGCTTTCAAGAATTTCAAAAGGTTTGCCAGTGTCTTTTTTGTTTAGTTCTTCAACAATTTTAATCAGAGCCTCAACAACTCTAGGGCGACTCTTTATTAATCCTCTTTTTTTGAGTTCTTTTCTAAGTTCTTTTGCATCTGTTATGTTGATGAGATCTTCAGGCATTCTTTCCATGCCATTTTTGAATTTGCTACTTGACTTCAGAGTGGCTATGTCCTCAAATGTGACCTTCGAGAAAATTTCAAAGACTTCTTCAGACAGATTGCTTCTAAATCCCTCAATTGTTGTACCATGTTTCTTCATAAACCTATCTGTTAAGAACTTTATCCAAGAAGTTGAGTACTGATGTGGCTTGAATTTCTCTAGGGTGTCTGGTCCACTTCTCTCCTCATCCGACAACTCAAGGTATTTTTTCTCGTAAGTCAAGATCTTCTTTATGAGTTCCAGTGCTGCATTGTGCCCAGAGTGGTCACTCTTTGAAACAAGATAGCCCATGTACATTGTTTCTATGCATGTTTTTAAGGAGCACACTGAGTTTGTTATGAAGTTCCATGCTGACACAAATGTTATTCCATCATAGGGAAAAGGTTGCATCTTAACTCTCTTCATTAGATCTCTCAATCTCTTGGTAACCCATAATTGCAACCTGCTTCTTATGACACTGGGGAATTTGCTAATCATTTTTTCTGGACATCGTTGGAATGCTTGATGTTTGAATCCTTCCATATACATGTACCTAGACAGTGTTATCAGCTCCTCTGTTTTCACTTTATTTTCCATAAACACTAAAAGAGAAAAGGCCCAGTTAAGTCTGGCTTCTTGAGTTAACTCATCTAACATGTTATCACATTGTCTTCTTGATGTTATGATACAAGACATCATCAACTCCTTCACAAGAGATAAATGATCTAAGATGTTAGGTTTAATTGATACAAATTCTGTGAAGAAGTTGTTTTGATCAAGCTCATACAGTGTTCTGAACACTCTCTGACCCTCAATGGTCCATTCAACAGATTCTTTTGGTATCAGTAAAGAGAAGAATATATGATTATTAAAAGATGTAGTTTTCATGAGAAGCCATATATTGAAGTGTGGTAATCTCTTGAGTATGAAATTGTGGTGTTTTAGATTGGTTTTAGTTGAGAGAGCTAATTCTTCAAAAACTTCTGAGAAAAAAGTTAGCATTCTAGTCATCTTCATGTTATGGAGTTTTCCCCACTGATCTTTAGTTGTTTCTACAATTTCTCCTCTTTTAACCGAAGTCAATCCTTCTGCTCTTTTAATGAGTTCATCTAACATCTCTTTGGGTTCTAAGAATTCTGAATCTGTGTTCCACAAAGGAGAAGATGCCAATTCATTCAGTACTAAATCCACATCATCTGTGCTCACCCCAGGATGTAAGGATTTCTTTTTATCTGCTCTTAACTTTTTCTTAATTGGTTCTGCAAGATCCTTATGATAGATTCCCTTAACAGAAAGAGGTTCCCAGTTAATTGACTTATCATCAATATGAATTGTGTTGACTAAAGATCTCTTTATTTCCCCACTTTCTAGCTTGGAAATGATTTCATTTTGTGATAGTTCACTCATCTCAATCTCCTCCCTCAATCTTTCTTCCTTAGTTTTCCTTCCTGCGGAATCTCCAAT